GTCTACACCATTATCATTTGAGCAACTGTCTGAATTCACTGTCGCCGTTACGTTTTTTTTTGTTGACAAAATTATTATATGATAAATAATTTTTAAATTCCTATTAACTTTTTTTCTAAATTTTCTATGACAAATGACAAATGTAATGATTGTAATATATGTACTAGAGATATAAAATGTTATATTATTTGTCATATTTTTTTAACTAGTTTAAGTATTTGAAAAAATATTTTGAAAAGAGGTCTTACTGGGATTTGAACCCAGATTGTGAGATTCAAAGTCTCAAATGCTAACCATTACATCATAAGACCATGTGGTGCAGTTTCCGTAATTATATGAACGTGAATTCATAAATTTTATTTTTTGAAAGTAAAAAAATTGCTGTATGGAAACAATTTAACTTTAAAGACGATTTTTTTTATTGCTGTTTATAGGATTAATAATAGATAATCATACTTTAGGGATCCCCTTATCTATTAAAAAGTGCTAAATCCTTTGTTATTTAACAAATGAATACTATTGCTATTACCTGGTTATGAACGCGAATTCATAATAATAATCTTTATGATAATTTAAAAATTGCTGTATGGTAAAAAAATATAAACATTTGTTTTTGCCCACTTTATCCCCGTTATGCTATTACCTGGTTTATGAAAGCGAATTCATATTATCTTTAATGATAGTTTTAAAAATTGCTGTATGGTAAAAATACGTACCTACTCTTCCTCCACTTTATCTCCGTTATGCTATTACCTGGTTTATGAAAGCGAATTCATATTATCTTTAATGATAATTTTAAAAAATGCTGTATGGTAACAAATGAAGAAGCTTATTAGGCTTCTACTAAATAAATAAATCATTATAATTTTGGGTTGCTGTTTGGATACTACATTCACTTCTTGTTACTGCATCCTTCTCAGTATAATAATATGAAGTATCTTTAAGTACTTTAAGATTTTAATAATATATTAACTCTTTAAGTCCTTTTTAATAATATATTTGCTCTTTAAGCCACTTTTTAAAATAATAAATCGCAATTAAAAGAAAAATTGAAGAAAATTAAATGGATTTAAAGATATTAATATTATGAAACTAAAATGTCAACAACTTATCGTTTAAATGAACCGTTTATTGAAATACTTGATCAGTTATCTAATATAATGTTGAAACATGGCGAACCATTCCGATCACGAGCATATCAAAAAGCACAGGAAGTTATTATTTCTTATCCAACAGATATTACCAGTTCAGATATGTTAAAAGGTAAACCTAATATAGGACCCACAATTATTGAAAAGCTTGACGAATATATTAAAACTGGAACTTTACAACTTATAGAGAGAGAAAAAAATAATCCAGTCAATATTTTTACAGAAGTATACGGTGTTGGACCCAAAAAAGCAATAGAACTTGTAGAAAATGGTATCAAAACAATACCACAATTAAGACAGAACCAACAACTATTAAATGATATTCAAAAAGTCGGACTATTATATTATGAAGATGTATTAAAACGAATACCACGTATTGAAATTGAAAAATATAAAAGTATTTTTGATACTGTTTTCAACGGAATATCTACACCTATATCTCGGTTTGAAATTGTCGGCTCTTATCGGCGCGGCGCAACTAACTCTGGAGATATTGATGTTATTATTACATCTGATAATTCAAGTGTTTTTATTAAATTTATTGATTTACTTATTAAACATAAAATAATTTTAGAAGTTCTCTCCAGAGGTACAACTAAATGTTTAGTCATGGCTAGGTTATCTGACACTGATACTGTAAGAAGAGTTGATTTCCTTTATACTAATCCAGAAGAATTCCCGTTTTCTATCTTATATTTCACAGGAAGTAAGATTTTTAATACTGTTATGAGACAACATGCTGTTCAACTTGGATTTACTATGAATGAACACGGACTCTATCATTTAATTGATAATGGGAAAAAAAAAGGAGAGAAAGTGAAACAAATATTTACTTCCGAAAAAGATATATTTGACTACCTTAATATACAATATAAACACCCACAAGAACGTATAGATGGACGTGCAGTTATTATACAACAAGATAAACAACCCAAGAAAAAAAAGTTTATTATTGAAAACGATAGCGAAGATGATTTAGATATAACTAATATAAACATCATAAATAACTTTAAAAAGCAAGGTATATCTATTCTCTCCAAATTAAATGAAAAACAATTATCGGATATTGTTTGCGATGCAAATAAAGCTTATTATAATAATAGTCCGTTAATGACCGATAATGAGTATGATATAATAAAGGAATTTATAGAAAAAAAATATCCTAATAATCAATCTATACAGCAAATTGGAGCACCTATTAGTAAAAATAAAGTATTATTACCATATCCTATGGGATCAATGGATAAAATTAAACCGGATACCAATGCTCTCAATAATTGGATGTCTAAATATTCAGGACCTTACGTATTATCGTGTAAATTAGATGGAGTAAGTGGCCTTTATAGTTGCGAGGATAGTATACCAAAATTATATACCAGAGGTGACGGAAAAGTGGGACAAGATATTAGCCACTTAATACCCTACTTAAGGTTACCTAATAATAAAGGAATTGTCATAAGAGGCGAATTTATTATTGAAAAAAAAGTATTTGAAACAAAATATAAAACGAAATTTGCCAATCCTAGAAATATGGTTGCAGGAATTATTAATAATAAAACTATAAATGAAATCGTCAAAGATATACATTTTATTGCTTATGAAGTGATTAAACCTATACTTAAACCTTCTGAACAAATGGAATTTTTGAAAAATATAAATGTGGATATGGTTTTTTATAAGAGAGAAATAAGTTTAACAAATATACTATTATCTAATAATCTTATTGAATTACGTAATAATTATTCTTATGAGATTGATGGAATTATTGTTACTGATGATAAAATTTACGCTCATAAAATAGGTAATCCTGAGCACTCATTTGCGTTTAAAATGATTTTATCTGACCAAATAGCCGAAGCAAAAGTATTAAACGTAATATGGACACCAAGTAAAGATGGATATTTGAAACCACGTGTTCAAATTGAACCCATACAGCTAGGCGGAGTATGTATAGAATATGCAACAGGATTTAACGGTTCATTTATAAAGGATAATAAAATAGGATTAGGGGCTATTATTGAAATTATAAGAAGCGGCGATGTTATACCACATATTCGTAAAGTTACAATTCCTGCAAAAGAAGCTATGATGCCTTCAGTTCCTTATAAATGGAATGATACAAATATAGATGTTTTACTTGAAAATAAAGAAGAAGATGAAACAGTTAGAGAGAAAAATATAACTGGGTTTTTTAGAGGAATTGGTGTAGAAGGGTTAAGCTCTGGTAATATTACGCGAATAATGAAAGCAGGATTTGATACTGTACCTAAAATTATTAAGATGACTATTGATGATTTATTAACGGTTGAAGGATTTAAAGATAAAACTGCAACAAAGTTATATGATGGAATAAGAGAGAAAATAGAACTGGTAAATATAGTAATATTAATGGCTGCGTCTAATATTTTTGGTAGAGGGTTTAGTGAAAAAAAACTAGAACTTATTATGATATCTTATCCACAAGTTTTATTATCAAAAGAAACAAATATACAAAAAATACAAAAAGTATCATCTATTAAAGGAATGGCAGAAAAAACTGCTGAAGCATTTATAGAGAGAATACCTGATTTTATTTCGTTTATAAAAGAAGCAGGGCTAATACAAAAATTGGTAAATACAAATATTATTCAAAAAGAAGTAGACAATAGCCATCCTTTATTTGGAAAAACAATTATTATCACTGGATTTAGAGATAATTTATTACAAGAACAGTTGATAAATTTTGGAGTTAAAATTGGATTAAGTGTATCCAAAAATACATCTTTAGTTTTAACTAAAAACATAGAAGAAGATACTGGTAAAATTAATGAAGCCAAAAAAATAGGAATACCAATTATGTTAGTAAATGATTTTAAAATGAAATATAATATAAATTAATTATAAAATTATAATATAAGTAAGAATGGCTGAAGAAGTAAAATCAGGAACTTTAAATTGTGGTAATTGTAATTATTTAGATGGAGATAAAAAAAATTTAAATTGTGAAGGCTGTGCTATGAGTTTAAATAAAGATAGTGGATCAGCTAGTTCGTCATCAGATGATAACAACGATTTAGCAATTGCTTATTTAGATGATCGACAAGGAAATATATTAGTTAACGCCAAATATTTAAGTAACGTTAAAGATCTTCCTGATAATAATGACTTTTATGCTTTTATAAAAGATGACCCGAATAATAATGAACCATATAAATATAAAAATACTGATGAGTATTTTTCTAATAAATACATACAAAAAAATAAAGATTCACTTGAATCATTATTAACTAGTGAAGACGGTTTTGTTATGGTTGATAATAATAAAACAAATATAAAAGTAGAAATTAAAGGAGGTTCACGTAAACCCAAAAAAAAAACCAAGAAAAGAAAAACCAAGAAAAGAAAAACCAAGAAAAGAAAAACCAAACGTAGAACAAATAAAAAAAGATATAGACATTTATAGTTTTAGTTAAAAGTATAGAGGAAGATACAAGTAAAATTAGTGATGCTAAGAAAATAGGAGTACCGATTATGTTAGTAAATGATTTCAAAATGAAATATAATATTTAATACATAAAAAAATAATAAAGTTATATAATAAGAATGTTTAAAAAAGGAAAAAGAAAAGGTGATTTATCTTGTAAATGTGAATATGATGATACTAGATCATTACCTCGCTTAAATTGTGAAAGGTGTAATATAAAATTATATGATAATTATGTTGTAGCAAATGATAATAACTATGAAGAAACTTTACTTGAACCCGGTATAAAAAATCCACAAAAAACCTTTCACGCTGCACTTGCGTGGACAGACGATAGTAAAAATGAATGGGTTAGTGCTAGTCCAAAAAAAGAATGGGTTAGTGCTAGTCCAAAAAAAAACGGTGGGTCGCAATACGTCAAAAATAAATCTTCAAAAAGAAAAACTAAAAATAAGAAAACCAAAAATAAGAAAACCAAAAATAAGAAAACTAAAAATAAGAAAGCTAAAAATAAGAAAACTAAAAATAAGAAAGCTAAAAATAGAACAAATCAAAAATATTAGAAAACAATAAATATATAAAATATTTTTTATATATTTATAATATATTATCATGTCTACTCCACAAAGTGCAAAAATGGAGATGTCTACTCCACAAAGTTCAAAAACGATGAGGTTTACTCCACAAAGTTCAAAAACGAAACATAACTTTGATAACTTACCTCATGTCTCACTTCCTCCTCTCTTATTATCACCTAAAACAACTCAAAATATACAAACTATTATCTCACCTTCACCGAAGGAAGAAATTAACAGTTCATTAAAATGTGAATGTAATTATAGTAATCAACCAGGTAGTCAACAACTTTTAAATTGTCAAGGATGTAGTTTAAAAATAAATGGTAATACTGAAAAAGCGGCTGCTTTATTTAGTGGTGAACAACAAGGTAGTGAAAATGCGACCTTTAGTGGTGAACAACAAGGTAGTGAAAATGCGACCTTTAGTGGTGAACAACAAGGTAGTGAAAATGCGACCGTGAAATCATTAATACGAAAACTTACTAAAAGAAATACTAAAAGAGGTGGCTTCCGAAAAATAAAAAAAACTACTTCAAAAAGAAACACAAAAAATAATAGAACAAAACGTAAAAAACTCAAAAGTAAAGTACAAAAACGTAAAAATCCAAAACGTAGAACAAATAAATATTAATAAATTTTATTATGCATAAACGTCATTAAAATTAAAACATTCATATAATATTTCAAGTTCTAATGTAAAACTATAATCCATATTATTTAAATTCACTATTTCGCCAAATTTATCTAAGACTTGTACATGTATTTTATTTATATTAACAGGACCATTATATATTCTTGTTTTTGTAATAGGGTTAATATCATCATTTATCACTATTGAAAGTTTCCCATTTGTTAAAGGTATTTTAGCTAAAACATCGTTTTCATTTAAACACTTATCATAACATATAACATTTAAATTATTATTATTATACTGGTAATCAGTTAAAATAAAGTAAACATATTTATCTCCAGCTCCATCATATAATCCTTCTGATACTATAGAGTTTGTAATATTTAAATATTTTGGAATACGAAACCCTATAATCCAACCAAATGTTGTCATAATATTTTGGTTTATATTACTAGTAAATTCTATAGAAAAAAAATAATCAGGAACGGGAGTAACTACTTCAAATTTACATCTAAAATTAATATTATCTATTGTAAATTTAATATTGGATAATGGATTAACAATTCCAGAATTAAAAAAATATGTATCATTTAAATAAGTTTCTAGTTGGTCAGAGTCATAATTTCCCTCTTTAATTATTATATCATAATTAGTTACTATATTATTTTCACTAATAATCATAACAAACCTATTATTTTTTTTTTGTGATGAAAATATATAACATGAATTAGGTATTTCTATAGATGCTAACCTTAAAGATGTAACATTTCTAATTTCCTTAGGTATAGTATAAGTAAAATTAGTAGACGGACTAGCATAATAATTATCACGAAAACAAGTATTTAAATTAAGATTTAAATTTTGCGTTATACGTTTAATACTATTTAAGTTTCCAGGTGCTATTTGGTTAGGTAAACTATTAAAAATTATATTAGTATTCGTTTTATTATTTAAATTAGGATCCACCCTTCCTCCGCCTAAATTATAATATGGCTCATTTAAATTATTTGTAATATTTAACAATAATTGATTTTTACTTTCTTTATTCTCTTCTATAACTTTATTTTCTTTATTGAGAGGAATAATATTTAAGCTTATAATATCATCAATCTTTAATTTTTCA